AGTTAAAAAAGATAAAGAACAAGATAAAGAACCTGAATCAAAAGAAGAATTACTAAAATCAGACCACGAAACCACAGATGATGCTTTAAGATATACAAAGAGTCAAGCTAAAAAAGATGGTAAACGTAAGGGGGTTGGTTTAGGCACTGATACTTCAAGAGCTGGGGAAGCAGCTGTTCATACAGGTATTCGTATGTTTAAAGCCGGTGCTTCTTTTGAAGAAATCGAAAAAGAGTTAATGAAAATAGCTAATGAAGATGATACTTTTTTAAACCCTAAATGGGTAAAATCAGCAATGGCAACTTTAAAAGCTATAGATAAAAAAATAGGTCTTAAAAAAATTGAGGATGTTGCCTGGGATACTGATGAGGGTAGAAGAGCAATCGGTGTTGACCCTAAATTAAAAACATCTAGTGATATGTTCGTTAGAACCACAGAAGGTGTAAATATTGGAATATCTTTAAAACAAGATGGAAGAGTATTTTTAAATAATGGAGGATGGGATGAACAATCAGCCATATTACTTGATAATTTAAAAGAAGTGATGCCACCAGATGAACATAAAAAAATAAGTGAAGCTATGTCGATAGCAGAATATAATAAAGACAGAGCTGAAAGATTTAAACAAGCTTATAAAAAATATTCACCTGAAGATATTTTAGAAATGGTGAATAGTTTAACACCAGAAGAAATTAAAAAAGAAAAACTATCAGAAAAATATTTAGATATTCTGAGGAATCCAGAAAAATTGTTAGAAAAAGTACGACTAGCTTCAACAGAAAAACCAAATAACCTTTCAGGTGATGAGATGAAAGCATTACACCGATTAATGAAACTCAAAGATAAAAAAGGTGACGCGCTTATACGTGAGTCTGATAATGTTTTGTCGAAAAAAACCTTTGCTGTATTAAATTCATCCGAAGAAGCTAAAAAAGGTATGAATAGACACGTGTTAAGAGCGATGCATGTTTTTGATGCTCTTGGATTAAATCAGACTTTAAGTGATGGAGGAGTTGATTCTTTTGTAACTATGTATGGTATTCCTCCCGACGGTTCCACTTTAGATGAAGAAAATTTAGTGTCTTTATTCGGTTCAAAGTTTCAACAGGTTTTAGCCGATGTAAGAAATGGTGATGCAGACCCTGAAGATTTAGAAGAGTTGTTGGCTGACCAAATAGAGATAGATTATGAATCTGGAGAAATTTTATTTAGACACGAGGACGGAGGTAGATATCCATTGTTTTACCTAAACGGTAGAGCAAGAGGTATTGGTACTGCACCTGTAATGGAATTAGGTCAAACTTCGTTTATGGCCTTAGCCTTAAAAATTGGTTCGTTCGATACAAGTACTTGGGAAGATAAAGACGTAAAGAAGTTAGAAAAATTGTTAAAGAGGGATAGAGAAGAATGAAAACACAATTACTCTGTACATTTACAAAACGAAATAAACTACACGAAGTTATCGATATTATCATAACTTGTAATGATATTGTGTTTGATAAGATTTACGTATTTCAAAATGAAAATGACCATCATCAATTAATCTGTACTTATAATGTAGAGTACGATGAAGATTTTATGCAAGGGATTCCTGATACTATTTCGCTCCATAGAAAAAAGAACACGAACACCCTATACACAATTAATGCTCTCAATGATTTGATTCGTGAACTAAACGGTGGGAAGTTAGATAAATCATTTCCAATCGATTGGGAGAACTACAAAAACAGCTTACTATTGACAAATGAAAATGGACTTAATAAAATACCAACACGTATCTATTCAATCGTAGATACAAAAACTTGGACAAAAGATAAAAAATAATTGTATTTTAAAAATCAATACAATACTTATTGATGTATCAAGGTTATACTTGAATACTAATTAACAAATAACAAATAAATAATAGGAGATAATTAATGGATTTAAATGCAATCAAGAATCGTCTTAGTCAACTTCAGACTACAACAACACGAACTTCAAACTTATGGAAACCTCAACCAGGAACACAACTGGTTAGAATTGTTCCTTATAAGTTCAATCAAGACAATCCTTTTATTGAATTGTACTTTCATTACGACTTAGGAGGTAAGAACTATCTTTCTCCGATGTCATTCGGTCGTCCAGACCCAATCGAAGAGTTTGCTTCAAAACTCAAAGGTACAGGTTCAAAAGATGATTATCGTCTCGGAAAGAAAATCGAAGCTAAAATGAGAACTTTTGCTCCGGTTATCGTAAGAGGTGAGGAATCACAAGGTGTTAGATTTTGGGGATTCGGTAAGACGGTTTATCAAGAACTGCTTTCCATTATAGCAGACCCAGACTATGGTGATATTACAGATGCTACAAGCGGACGTGATGTTGCTGTAGAGTTCAAAACAGCCGAAGAGACAGGTAAGTCCTTCCCTTCGACTTCAATTAGAGTAAAACCTAACCAAACTCCAATTACAGAGGATGCTTCTGTGCTTGAAACAATCAAGGAATCACAAAAGAATATTACTGAAATCTATCAGGAACAATCTTATGATGAATTGACTCAAGCTCTGAATGATTATCTTGCTGGTGATTCTGAAGGTGAAACTTCAACAGAAGAATCTCAACCTAAACAGGCTGAGAAATCTTTTGACGCCAAAGAGACTTCAGATGCATTCGATGATTTGTTCAATAGCTAAATGAAACCCCGTGGGTGGTTATCTCACGACAATCACCCACACTTAATTGGAGAAAAATATGTCTACAAGAGACGAATTAGCTGGTGTCTTAGCTGACACCTTAAATAAACAATTCAAGGATATGAAAGTTGCATATTTCTTGGATGGTACAGATACAACACCTACTGATATAAAAGATTTTGTGTCTACAGGTTCTACAATGTTAGACTTGGCAATATCAAACAAACCTGACGGTGGTATTGCAGTCGGTAGAATTACAGAGTTAAATGGACTTGAGAGTAGTGGTAAATCATTACTTGGAGCTCATATGCTCGCTGAGACTCAAAAGAAGGGTGGTGTTGCTGTCTATATCGATACTGAAACAGCTGTTAGTACAGAATTTCTATCATCAATCGGTGTTGATGTAGAGAGTATGTTGTATCTACACTTAGAAACGGTAGAAGACATTTTTTCAGCTATCGAAGAAATCACAGCAAAGGTTCGTGAAAGTGATAAAGATAGATTAGTTACTATCTTGGTTGATTCACTAGCCGCTGCTTCAACAAAAATAGAAATGGATGCCGAGTTTGATAAAGATGGTTTCGCTACTTCAAAAGCTATTATCATTTCAAAAGCTATGAGAAAGATAACTCAGATGATTGGAAGACAAAGAATAGCTCTTGTGTTTACAAATCAACTCAGACAAAAACTCGGAGTAATGTTTGGAGACCCTTGGACTACAAGTGGTGGAAAGGCATTACCATTTCACGCCTCAACTCGTATAAGATTGAAGAATACTGGACAAATCAAAGATAAAAAGAACAATACTATTGGTATGAAGATGAGAGCTCAAGTCATTAAAAACAGACTTGGTCCTCCTATGAGACATGCTGATTTTGAACTTTACTTTGAGACTGGTATTGATGATGAGGGAAGTTGGTTGAAAGTTATGAAAGACCATAGACTTGTTAAACAAGCAGGTGCTTGGTACACAATGGACAATCACAAAGGAGTAGAACTCAAGTTTCAATCTAAAGATTGGGGTGAACAACTCAAAGATAAAGACTTTAGAACCTATTGTTACAACTTAATATGTGAAAAGGTTATTCTCAAATACGAAAAGAACTTTGGTATAGATGATGTGGTCGTAGAAGAGGAACTAAGTGAGTAATAAAAAGTATCTTTCTATACTTGATGAAATCAAGAAGAAGGGTGGTTCTTTAGACGGCGGAAATCCTGATGATAAAGTACTTGTTATAGATGGCCTAAATACTTTTATTAGAGTGTTTAGTGTTATACCAACTACTAACGATGATGGTATTCACGTTGGTGGAATAGTTGGTTTTCTGAGAAGTATAGGTTACGCTATTAATATGTTTAGACCTACCCGAGTCGTCATAGTGTTTGATGGCAAAGGTGGGTCTACACGCCGTAGAAAGTTATATCCTGAGTATAAACAAAATAGAAAAACAAAATACAGAGTAAATCGTACGTATGATTTTGCTTCTCAAGAAGATGAGAAACAAAATATGATGATGCAGTTACAACGAGTCGTTGAGTATCTTAACACTTTACCTATAACGGTTTTATCTTATGACAATATCGAAGCTGATGACACGATAGGTTATATATGTCGTCAAGTCTTAACAGAGTCTAAGATTACAATTATGTCAACTGATAAAGACTTTCTTCAGTTAGCTAATGGTAGAATCAAGATATGGAGTCCTACTAAGAAAAAGTTATATGATGAACAAACGGTCTTAGATGAGTTTGGTATTTCATCTCACAACTATATTTGGTACAGAGTATTAGATGGAGATAAATCAGACAACATCAAAGGTGTAAGAGGACTAGGTCTTAAAACAATTCAAAAAAAATTACCGTTTTTGAGTGAGAATCGTATAGTTAATATAGATGAAGTAATTACAGAATTACCAGATTCAAAAGATGTTATAGAACTGAACTATAAATTGATGCAGTTATCAGACGTAGATATATCAGGTTCTACAAAAACAAAAATACAAGAGAAGATTAGAGAACCTATCAATAGATTGGTAAAGTATAAATTTCAAAAAATGTTTTTGGAAGATAAATTATATGCTGCTCTTCCTAATCTTAATAGTTGGTTATTAACTAACTTCAATCAGTTAAATCATTATGCAGAGAAAACAAATGATTAGAGAAATTATAAGACCTTTACTACAAGAGATATATCAAGATGATACTTGGAAGATGTTAGTTTGTTGTATGTTGTTAAATCAAACTAATAGAAAACAAGTTGATACCGTTAGAGAAGAACTCTTTAAAACATATCCGACACCTAAAGATATGATGAAAGCTGAACATTCAGATTTAGTTGATATAATCAAACCGTTAGGATTATACAACACAAGAGCTACACGTTTGATAAAGATGAGTGAGGGTTATGTAAATGGATTTAATGATGTTACTGAGTTGTATGGTATCGGTCAATATGCTTTAGATTCTTGGGAAATATTTCAAAACGAAAACTATGATGTAAAACCTACAGATTTAGTTTTACAAGAATATTTGAGAGTAGAAACAAACAGATGAGTGAAACATTAACACAATTTGGGACATCATTTCAGTCTAAAATAATAGCCTCTTTATTAAGAGATGTTAAGTTTATTCAGACAATTAATGATATTTTGAATCCTGATATGTTTGATTCAGACTCTAATAAATGGTTAGTAAATAGTATACGTGTAGC